CGAACTCTCCTTCGACCTGCTCGATAGCTCCTACATGGTGGCTACGGCAGGCGGTGAGGGTGTCGGTCGAGGCGAAACCATTCAGTTGGCCCACCTGTCCGAGGCAGCGTTCTACCCGCCCGCCACGTCCAAGGACAACATCAACGGCCTCATGCAGGCCATCCCGAACAACCCCGGCACGTTCGTGTTCGTCGAGAGCACGGCCAACGGTATCGGCAACCCGTTCCACAACATCTGGACGGCAGCGGTCGAAGGCCGGTCGGAATACGAGGCTGTGTTCATCCCCTGGTTCGTCCAGCGGGAATATCGCAAGCCGGTGTCCAAGGGATTCGAAAGGACCCCTGCAGAAGACAAGTTGGTCAAGCTCTACGGCCTCGACGACGAGCAACTGATGTTCCGTCGGCACAAGATCGCAGACAACGGCGAAGAGATGTTCATGCAGGAGTATCCCTGCCACGCCGATGAAGCCTTCCTGACCTCGGGCCGCCCAGTCTTCCACACGCAGCAGATCAACGGACTCATCCAGAAAGCTCCGGACATCAAGGTCCGCATGGAGTTGATCGGCGAGTCCCTCGAGGAAGCCCCTCGCGGCGACCTCCTTCTCTACCGCCTCCACGATCCCGGCGAGACGTACTACATCGGTGCGGACGTGGCTATGGGCTACAAGGGCGGGGACTGGTCTGTAGCACAGATCCTCGACTCGCAGAAACGACAGGTCGGCGTCTACCGATCCCAGGTACACCCCGACTACTTCGCAACAGTGTTGGACAAGATCGGCCAGTTCTTCAACACGGCCAAGATCGGCGTGGAAAACAACAACCACGGCATTCTCACAGCAACCCGCCTAGGCAAAGACCTCTCCTATCCTAATTTGTACTTTGAGACGCACGTCGACAAAGAGACAGAGGATGAGACGGTCGTCTATGGCTTCCGCACCACCGTCAAGACCAAGCCTCTCATCATCGACAAGCTCCGCGCTTCGTTCCGTGAGAAGGACATCGAGGTCAACGACAAGGTGACCCTCAGGGAACTCATCACTTACGTGGTGACCGACGAGGGGAAGATGCAAGCGGAACCCGGGTGCTTTGACGACTGCGTAATGTCCCTCGCAATCGCGAATTTCATCCACGAAGGTCGCTTTACTCCTGTTGAGAGTACAGATGACTTCTACATCGAAATGATTTAATGGCTAAGGCTTCCAAGAAGTTCAAGCCTGTGTCGGAATCGGAACTCAAGGCTCTCGTCGAGAAGTACTCCACCTCCAGTGTCGAGTACTACTCATCGAAGCTGTCCGACGAGCGCAAGAAGGTCATGGAGTACTACCATGGCGAAAAGCCCGCTCCTTCCCACGCAGGTAATTCGAAGTACGTCTCAATGGACGTGTTCGATGCGGTGGAGTCCCTCAAGGCTGTGCTCTTGGAGACCTTCAGCGCAGGCAACAAAATCGTATCGTTCGACCCGCAGACCGACAATGACGTCGAACCCATGCGGATCGCAACGGAGTACGCGGACTACGTGATCCACCGTCAGAACGACAGCTACGGCACGTTCGCCTCGGTGATCCAAGACGGCCTCATGGCCCGCACGGGCATCGTCAAGGTGTTCTGGGACAAGCGTGAGGAAGAGCAGGAAGAGGAGTTCAGTGATGTAGACGTCGACTCCCTCGAGATGCTCCAGTCCCAGGAAGACGTTAAGGAAGTGAAGGCCGAGCACGACCCTGATACGGGCCTGTTCAGCGGCACCATCACGCGCTTGATCGACAAGTCCCAGGTCCGCTACGTCCCCATAGCACCCGAGGAATTCCTCATCACCTCGACGGCCCCCAGCATCGAGGAGGCCCACTTCGTGGCCCACCGGACCCGCAAGACGAAGTCCGAGTTGATCGCCATGGGCTACGACAAGGAACTGGTCTACAGCGTCGGAACGAACGATGACGACGAGTTGTCCATGTCCCCCGAACGGCTCGCCCGCTTCGAAGACATTGGCACCGGAGTGACCAACCTCGAGGAGGATCAGGACCAGGAGCAGACTGAACACGTTCTCATCACCGAAGCCTACATGCCAATCGACATGGATGGCACGGGGCAGGCGAAGCTGTGGAAGATCACGCTGGCCGGTACGGACGTCCTGCTCGACAAGGAGCAAGTCGACCGCAAGCCGTTCATCTGCTTCACGCCGCTGCCGCTCCCCCATGCATTCTATGGTGGCAACTATGCGGCCCGCGTCATCCCGACGCAGAACGCCCGCACGGTGCTCGTCCGAGGCATCCTGGATCACACGGTCATCACCAACAACCCCCGCCTCATGGTGGTCAAGGGTGCCGTGCAGAACCCCAAGGAACTCTTGGAGAACCGCGTCGGCGGCCTGGTCAACGTGTCGCGCCCCGATGGCATCCTCCCGATGCCGCAGTCGGGCCTGAATCCCTTCGTATTCCAAACGATCCAGATGTTGGACGAGGACAAGGAAGAGGTTACAGGTGTGTCGCGGCTGTCCCAAGGCCTGAACAAGGACGCCATCTCGAAGCAGAACTCGCAGGCATCCCTGAACGACATGGTCAGCCTGTCGCAGCAGCGCGAGAAGATCATCGCTCGGAACTTCGCGAACCACTTCGTCAAGGAGTTGTACCTCGAGGTGTACCGCCTGGTCCTTCTGAACGAGAAGCAGACGAAGGTGGTCCGCATCGCTGGCAACTTCGTGCAGGTCGATCCGACGGAATGGTCGGAAGAGGTGACATGTACCGTCGAACTGAAGCTCGGGTACAACGAGCAACAGCAAGAGGCGATGAAGTTCCTCACGATCCACTCGACGCTTGCCGCTGACCCGGGTAACGCACGCCTCTACACCGAGGCCAACCGATACGCCGTGTTCAAGACTGCCCTCGAGAAGACAGGCATCAAACAAGTCAACCAGTTCCTCACGGATCCGAAGACCCTGCCGCCCCCGCAGCCTGACCCGTTCAAGGTACAGGAGATGCAGTTGGAGCAGCGCAAGGTCCAAGTCCAGGAGTCCGTGGCTCAAACCTCCGCGAAGAAGACCGACCAACACGCTCAGATCGAGATGCTCAAGCTCCAACTGGAGAAGATGCAGATGCAGATGGAGCAGGTCATCAAGGGTCGCGAGGTAGATGTGAAGCAGTTCGTGGCCGAGTCCACAGCAGCACTGCACACGCAAGAGCTTCACCTGGCCGAGAAGGAGATGGAGAAGAACCCGCCGCAAACCCAAGCGGTTCTCAGGACCTAAATGGACCAAACCCTAATGCTCCAACGCGGCACTGCTGCAGAGGAGCTTCTAGCAAACGAGGCGTTCATCACTTCGGTGAACGAACTCTACAACCAATATTTCGCCGAGATCACTGCAAGCGACCTGAACGCCAAGGAGTTGCGAGAGAACCGCTTCTTCCAGCTTCGGGCGCTGCAGGACATCACGAACGAACTTCGGAGTTGGGTCACGCAAAAAGACTCGCTCCTTTCCCCCACTGAAGAGTAAAACACATGACGACCACCACCCAATCGGGCGTGGCTGATGCTGCGCCGTCATTCGAAGCATTAGACGAAGCTGACGCAGCCAACGAATTTCTGAACCGATGGAGTGAAGAGGACCCGGCAACGGCATCCGAAGACCCTGAGGACGAAGACCCGAGCGACGAGGATGATGAACCAGTCGAGCGGGAGGAAGCCGAAGAAGACCCCGAAGAAGCAGAGGAAGCCGAAGAGGACCCTCAAGAGGCCGAGGAGTCGGACGAAGAGCAAGACGAAGGCGAAGAAGCCGAGGAAGCCAAGCCCAAGAAGGGCAAGGTTCTCGACGACGATGCTGTGGTCAAGCTCAAGGTCGACGACAAGGACCTCGAGGTATCCGTGAAGGATCTGAAGCGCCTTTATGGTCAAGAGGCGGCACTGACGCAGAAGTCGCAGCAAGTCGCGGCCCAGCGCAAGGTAGTGGAAGAAGCAAACCAGAAGGCAGCAGCACAGCTTGATCGCCTCCACCAGAAGGCCCTGGCCCGATGGGAGCCTTACGCGAAGATCGACATGCTGGTCGCAAGCAAGCAACTGGACGCTGATTCTTTCGCAGCCCTTCGCGCCGAGGCCCAGGCAGCCTACGAGGAAGTGCGTTTCATCACCCAGGAAGTTGACCAGTTCGTTGCAACTGCGAACGATCAACGCCAGAAGCAAGTCAAGGAAGCGGCGACCAAGGCCGTCGAGTACCTCTCGAAGAACGTCAATGGGTGGAACCCGAAGACGTATGAAGAGGTGCGGTCGTATGCGGTCTCCAAGGGAATGCCCGAGCACGTAGTCAACGGAGTGGTCGATCAGTTCGCTCTCGAGATGATGTACAAGGCAATGAAGTTTGACCAGGCGAAGTCGGTAGTGACCAAGAAGGTCAACAAGACTCCCGCCAAGGTCCTCAAGCCCAACAAGGTTGTCTCCTCGTCGGCCAACAAGGTCGACACCACCACGAAGCTCAAGCAGCGCCTGGCGAAGTCGGGATCCACCGAGGACGCTGCGGACTTGTTCATGGCTCGCTGGTCTTAACCCAACACTCTCAAGTACCCCAAGGGCCGCACACACATCCTCGCGGCCCTCACTCCATCTTTAGGAATACACACAATGAGCAGCACTGCATTCAAGACGTACGATATGGTCGGCGTGAAGGAAGATATTTCGGACGTGATCTCGAACATCAGCCCGACGAATACCCCCTTCCAGACGTTGGTGAAGACCGAATCGGTCCACAACACGTTGTTCCAGTGGCAAGAAGACAGCCTCGCGGCAGTCGGTTCGAACGCTGCAGTTGAAGGCGCAGATGCTTCGGATAGCGCAATGAACGCTACCACGATGCTGTCGAACTACACGCAGATCCTCACGAAGACGGTCCGCGTGTCCAACACGGCTGACAAGATCAGCACCTACGGTCGCGCCAAGGAAACGGCACTGCAACTCTCGAAGAAGTCGGCAGAACTGAAGCGTGAACTCGAGTACGCACTCATCGGTACGGCGCAGAACGCTGCGGTCGGTAACGAGACCACGGCCCGCAAGTTCGGCAACGTGTTCGGCACGGGTGCCACGGGTGCAGCGCTGATCGACGCGGGCAACGTGATCGACCACACGGCAACCCCGGTTGCTCTGTCGGAAAACGACATCCTGACCGCGAACCAGAAGCTGTATGAAGGCGGCGGCGAAGCGAAGATCATGATGATCAAGCCGGGTGACTCGCTCACCGTGGCAGGCTTCACGGCTGCTGCTGGCCGTACGCGCTTCTTCGATGGCTCGGCAGACAAGACGGTCGTCAACGTGGTCGATCTGTACGTCTCGCCGTTCGGTGAGCAGAAGGTCGTGCTGAATCGCTTCATGAAGGCCGACTCGGCACTCCTGTTCGCTCCGGAGTACTGGAAGATCGCTGTGCTGCGTCCGTGGACCCGTATCCCGCTCGCAGTGACCGGCGATGCGAACCGCACGCAGTTGATCGGCGAGTTCTCGCTGAAGCACCTGAACCAGAAGGCATCGGCTGCAATCCGTGGCCTGACGGGGTCCAACGTTACGATCGGCCAGTAATGGCCCTGGGGTCCCGAGGACCCCTTAGTACCCTCCTGAGGCCCTCTCGCGGCCTCTCCCAATTCCTTTATGCCCTGCTGCGTCCACTCTCGCGCAGTGGGGCCTTTTTCTTCCCGAGTGGCGATCAGCCACGATCCCCATGCTGAAACTCGACAACGGCGTCTCTGTGGCTCTCTCGTCCAACACGGACGGCCACATCATCGAGACGCATCAAGATATACCTGACTCACTCCTCAAGGAACTCGCTGACAAGCGCCTGGCGTCCCACAACGTCCGAGAACGCGAAATGATGCACGTCGCCTCCATCCCTGCAGCCCTTGTGGACCGCTGGTATCGCGCTGGTTATGACGTGTTCCAAGAGCCTATCAAGAAGACGGTAGCGAAGCTCAAGAACGAATCGCTGGAGTATTTTCTGGCTACCGCCAAGGACATCTAAGTAATGAACCTTCTACAACTCCGCACGAAGCTCGCAGCGATCCTGAACCGAAACGACGCAACCACGGAGTTGCTGAACGAGTTCCTCGGAATGGCCCAGACGCGTATCGAGCGCAAGCTCCGCATTCCTGGTATGGAGAAGATGATGATCACCCAGGGGACCCAAGACGTTCCCTCGGACCAGATTGTCCTCCCTCCCGATTTCCTCAGCCTCAAGTACCTCTACAGTGACTGCGGTCTCATGGAGACCAAGGACCTCGGGCACTTCCTGAGGCTCCAAATGGCCCCAGGGGACCCACGGTACTACGTGCGTGTGGGCGGCTCTCTCCTCATCAAGCCGACTCTCCCTGCGGGCCACCAGACCACGATGGTCTACCACGCAGCGCAGCCTCCCATGGTTGCGGACACGGACGAGAACCTCTTCGGCCAGATCGCTGCCGACCTTCTGATCTACGGTGCCCTTAGCTATGCGACCGACTACTTCGTCGACGACCGCACGGCCACGTTCGAAGGACGTTTCAACCAACTCTATGGCGACCTGGACGAGCAGGCCCGCATGACTGACATGGAGCAGTCGGCAATGGCCGTCTCTCCTGCCTACAACACGGACTACTGATCAACAGATGACCACCTCCTTCTTTTCGGGCACCAACGTGGCCCCGGAGGCTGACTCGACCAACGCACTGATCGACAACCTCACGTCTCAGGTCGCCACGGTTACCGCAGCGAACTCCCAAGCCCAAGCGGCAGCAGTGCAAGCCGAAGCCTCCGCGAGCAACGCCGCGATCTCCGAGACCAACGTGTCGTCCCTGGCCCAGCAGGCAACCACTACGCTGAACCAGGCCAATGCCGCTATCGCTACGGCTAACACCGCAGTGGCCTCGACGAACGCTGCGGTAACGGCCTCAGGAACGAACGCCAACACGGCCACGACTCAGGCCAGCATCGCGACGACTCAGGCCACAGCCGCCTCGACGAGCGCGACCAACGCGGCCACCTCGGAATCCAATAGTGCCGCCAGTGCAGCAGCGGCACTTGTAAGCCAGAACGCTGCGAAGACGTCTGAGAACAACAGCGCCTCGAGCGCCTCGTCTGCTTCCGCTTCGGCATCCTCAGCATCGACCAGTGCCACCACGGCAACCAATCAGGCATCCTCAGCATCTACAAGTGCAGGGGCTGCTTCGTCTAGCGCCGCAGCGGCCTCGACCAGCGCCTCAAGCTCGGCCACTCAGGCGACCAATAGTTCGAACAGTGCCTCAGCTTCGGCCACTTCGGCGTCCCAAGCCGCTACCAGCGCGACCAATGCTGCTAACTC